CGCAGCGCCGGTGCCGCCGTGATCAACCCCGAGGACTCCTGTGATGTCCGAAGCCGCCACCGACGAGCCTGTGATGGACACGAAGTCCGAGCCGTTCCACGCAACCAGTGTCTTGGTGCCGGCGGCGACGGTCACCCCGGTCGTTGGACCAACACCTCGGATCACGATCGACTGCGTGCTGCCCGTGGCGTTGATGACGATGTAGGCCTTGCTGGCCGCCGGCGCGGTGATGTTGCGCGTGACGGTGCCCGACGCTGTCCACAGGATAACAGCGCTGCGCGCCTGATTGGAGGAGCCCTGGGTCGTTGTCAGCGTCACGTCAGCGTCGGAGCTGAGCGTCGTGGTGCCCGCCAGCCCGTCCTCGACTAGCTGAGTGATGCTGGTGTTGACCACCGTGCCCCAGGTGCCGGCAAGCTCGCCGGTGACCGGTAGCGCGAGGCCCAGCAGGGTTGTGTAGGCAGTGGTCATTATTTGATCCTGACGAGCGCCGTCGTGGCCCCTGGTGCGGGCATCACCACGGTGAAAGAGGTAGTCGAGGTCTTGTCCGCCCCGAAGTTCAGCACCGCCACCGTGGGGTTGGTGATGCCGTCAGCCAAGTAGATCAGCGCGCCGCGCGCGGTCAGGGCCGCCGTCCAGACGGGGTCCGCGAAGTCAATGTACGCTACCGTACCAACAGAGGTCGGCACCTGTGCGATCGTGAGCGTTGCTCCCCCCGCGGTATACCCGGAGCCTGTAACCTCGCCTGTCGTGGTGTAGACGGTCGTCGCCGGGCCCAGGTCTGCCGTGGAGCGGTAGAGCGCGATCTTGTAGACCTGCGTCGTGCCGGTATTGAAGTTGAACGTGCCGCACAGCAGGCCAACCTTGAAGGACGTCGTCTGGCCTTGCGTGATGGCCATGATCAGCCCACCGGCACGCGCGGCGTGCCATTACGGTACATGTCCATCTTCTGCGCACCGTCACCCAGCTTCTTGGCCAGCATCAGCGCCTCTTTGTACTTGGCCTCGTAGACCCCCATCATGTCCGCCTCACCCTTCAGGAACGTGTACGCTTCGACCAGCGAACCGTACAGGAGGACGAACTCAAGGTTGTCCCCCAACCACGTCTGGCCGCTCGCGGCCACCGTGATCGACTCCGGATAGTAGACGTAGTGCAGCTCCACCGTCATCGCCGCGTTCGGCGTGGGGCCCAGGACGAACACCAGCTCCGTGGACAGCGCTGCTTGCGGACCGAAGATGGCGTAGTACTTGGGCACACCCGTGGAGGTCGGGTTCGGGTAGGCCTCGCGGATGAAGTTGGGGTCTTTGGGCAGCAGGTAAGTGTAATCACCAGTGGATGCCACCAGCGCCAGGGAGTCCACCGCCAGGAAATCGTCCGGGCAGTTCAGGTAGCGCTCACCCGACGTCGTCGCCAGCGAGGAGACCTTGCGCGAGACCGGGAAGTCGATGCTGCTGAAGATCCGCTGCTCGGCGTTGCGCACGAAGCGCGCAAGGTCCTCCGTCTCGAACGTGTTCTCGACAGTGCTCTCAATGGCGGCTACAAGATCGGTGTAGTTCATGTCAGACAACCGTCACGGTGACGTCGCCGAGTTCACCCTCGGCCTCGAGCAAATTGGGTGTGTCGGTGAGCGCGTTGCCCCCGCCGACGGGGTTCCACCCCCACTGCGTGTCCCGGCTGCCCTCACCGAGCGTGCCGGTCACCGTCACGCCTGACACGACGTAGCTGGAGTCCGGCCGCGCGCGCTGCAGTGCCTGGGGGTCGTAGATCGGAATCTCGCCCTGCATGAGCTGCGGGTGGCTTTCCTCCCAGCAGCTGGTGCACACCAGCATGTTGATCGGGGTGTTCTTGATCACGAGCTCGCGCAGCTGCACCAGCTTGTACTGGAAGCCGCACCGATCGCAGATCGCAATCGCGCGTTTGCCCTGAGCAAACGGATTGGTCATGGGTCACCAGTTGTAGACACGCGGGATGAAGCGTACAGAGGCCTTCTCCCGGTCTTCGTCGGACGCCCGTTGCCACTCCTCGTCGTAGACGGTCTTCAGCATCACGAGCCGATCGGCCAGCTTGGGATTCTTCATGGCCAGATAGTAGGCCAGCCCGGCAGTCAGGCAGGGCAGAAAGCGGAAGGGCACGTCAGCGGTGTCCGCCCCGTTGCCCGCATCTTGGATCCGGCGCAGGCGCCAGTAGACGAACGTGTAGGTGTCATCAAGATTGGGGACTGGCCAGAGCGTCACCGTAGGTGCCGTGACGCCGCGCGTGACCAGCATGTTGATTGGTCGTCCTGGCTGCAGCTTGTTGGGCATGCTGGCGTAGGTTGGCAAGCTGATGCGCGAGATCTCGAGGTCCGCCTGGGTCGCTTCGATGCCCGCACCGGTGCGGATCACCGCATCCAACACGTCCACCGTGTCGGTGGGCAGCGTGTAGGTGGCAGTGCCGTCGACCAGCGTGACGTCTGCCTCCTCGAAGGTCCACATGTTCAGGCCGCGGTTGGCCCAATCGATGAACATCAGGTTCAGGCTGCGGCGCGCCGTGCGCAGGTCGTAGCCCGATCGCATTTCCGAGCCGGCACGCTCGTAGGCTTCCTCGACGACGTCGACGAGATCGAGGGTGAACGCAGTCGTGCCGGAAGAGGCCATCAGCAGCCTCGAGCTTTACCGTACCCGCGGCGCACCATACCGCCGGCCGCGAAGGGCTTTGGCTTGGCACCCTTGCCGTGAACGCCCTCGGCCTTCTCGCCCTTGCGATAGAGCGCTGGAGAGGCGGCTTTCACCTTCATCTCTTTCTTCTCCTCGGCTGGCGTTTCTTTGCCAAGGAACGGGGGGAACTTCTTGGCCATGATGTGCCTTTCAGTCAGCGTCGGCCGCGCCGGCCTTGGCGCGAACAGCGGCTTTGGCAGCCTGCAGGGCCACCATCTCGGGGGCCGCCAGGGCTTCATCGATCTCGTCGGCGTACGCACGCTTCCAGCTGTTGCGCCAGCTTTCGAAGGTCAGCTGCACGAACTGATCGATGGTCACCGGGGTGAAGACCTCCGGCGGGTTGGCCGCCGCTGCGCGCGCCGCGCCGTCTTCGTTGTACTTGCGCCGCATGATCTTCATGATCTCGACGTTGCGCACGCCGGTGTTCGTGATGGTGTGAGTGGCCATGTCAGCCTCCGGAAAGTTTCTTCATGTGATCGAACAGCACCTGCGCCGACGCACTCGCATCGCCCTCGAACTGGAACACGCCGTTCTCGTCGAACCACATCGTGCCGAACGACTTGTTGTCGGGCGCGTACATACGCAGGACAGCCTTCAGCGGTTTGGTGGCCGTGAACATCAGAGGTTCGGCCTGGGATGCGCTCATCGTCAGCGCCGCCGCGTTCGCTTGCAGTTCGTTCATGTCATTCGTCCTTGTCGAGCACTTCTTGTAGCGGCTCAGGTGCCGGCGGGGCCATCTGCGCGTCACCCTGCTGCTTGAGCTTGACGATCAGTGCCATCGAAATTTTGGCGGGCAATTCGCCCAGGCCTGCGAGAACGATGTTCGCCTCGTCAGGTGTCAGGTCAGTGAAGTTGATGGTTTGCATGCTTGTCCTCATGAGACGACGGCGAGTTTGCGCGTCGTGCCGCCCGCGTCTTTGATGGTGATATAGCCGGTAACTGTCTCGGCAGCGAGTGCGCTGTGCGTGCCGAACGTGACTTTTCCAGTCCCCGCAGGCGTCAGCACGATGTCCAGATTATCCGCCCCCGTGCCCAGCGTCTCCGCCGTGATGTTCACGCTCGTGCCGGCCACGCCGGTGAGGGTCAGGCGCTCGTAGTTGCTCTCGTCGGTGTAGGTGTTGTAGAGGCGGAAGATCTGCTGCGTCGTGCCGTTGCGCTGGGCTAGAGCATTTGCGCTATCGCCAATCAAATCAGACCACAAGGCACCGTCGGCTGGGTTGCAAAACGCAACATGTCGAAGCGCCATGCCGATGTCTGCAATCGACGAATAACTAGCCGCGAGACAGCCTGTAGAAACGCCGTTGATTGTCAGCGACACAGGGGATAAAACCGCCAAGTTTTCAACGAAAAACTCAGTGGCAGAGACTCTGCCGTAATCAGTAACCGCTGCTTTAGTTACACCTCCCACTCGCCACCTTTGTAGCGTTCCTCCATATAAACTTGCCGAATTTGTGACGTTCAAGTCAATTGCACTAAACGTCACCCCCGCGTTATTCCACGTCTGCGTGATCGCCAGCGCAGGCGCAGAGGCAGTCAGCGTGCCGCTCGCAATCGTCAGCGCACCCGTCATCGTGCCGCCGGCCAGGGGGACGTAGGTCGTACCCACGAGCGTCAGGAACTGCGTGCCGGTGGCTTTCAACCCCCGTGCGCCGCCCTGTTTGACGTAGAACAGGTCCGAGCCCGACAGTGCCGAAGCGGCGGAGAGGTTCTCAAGAAGTGAATTCGCCATTTCTCAGGCCCCCAGCAAAAGTTCGTCGGTGCCCTCGATCAGCAGCGTGTCCGTACCTTCGATCAACAGAACCCCAGTTGACACCGAGCCGGCCTGGAAGCTGCCATACGTGGTCCAGTTGGTGGGGCGGCCAGTGAAGTCCAGCCCCTTGCCGAAGTTGTCCAGCACGCCATACCCGAGCGTAGCCCCCAGCTTCGCGACGACAGTGACTGCCATCTCACGTCACCCGTTGAAGATGCAGGTGCACGCCGCACCGGTGCCGGTGATGTCCGACGTGGTCGCCCTGATCGCGTTGTACGGTGCGGCAAAGGCGAAGCCGTCCGTGGCGCTCGTTGTCCCCGACAACGAGATGGTGCCCAGCGTGACCCACCCCCCGGTACCGTTGGTGACCTCGATGGTCACCGTGACGCTGACCGAGCCCGTACCCGACACGGTGGCCAGCACCGAGTAGTTCGACCCCAGGTTGGGGAGGACCGTCCGTGACGCACCGGTGGTGTTGGTCGTCACGGCATCCAGCAGAGTGCCGCCAGCCATGGTGGCCCCCTATCAGGCCGAAGCCGGGTCGGACAGACCTGCCGAGGTGCGCTGGATGTACTCGATGGTCACCACGATGCTGCCCGCGGTCGGGTTGCCCGTCGCCGCCGTGAATGTGCCGTACACCGTCACATCACTGGTGCCGATGTTGTCCGTGTCCACCGGCTTCATCGCCGCGTCGATGGTGGCCTGCACCGTCGGAATCGCCGTCAGGCCGATGTTCGCACTGCCCATGTACAGGGCGGCGGAGGCCGCGGTGCCAATGGTGAGCGCAACCTCACTGACCGAGTTGCCCGAGATGGCCACCGTCTTCTCGACCCGGAACCGCAGGATCTTGGATCCCGCAGGGAGAGTGCCGAGCACCTGCGCCACAGGCGCGGACGTCAGCGCCACCGTGGCGGCCAGGGTGGTGATCTGGCAGAGCTTGACCAGACCGGTGTTGCGAGTGGTGTTGGTGCCGTCTCGAACGGTGCCCGCGCGTACTGGGCCGGAGAACGTGGTGAAAGACATATCGAATCCTCGTCTGAGCCTGTCGTCTTGAGGAAGTCGACCTAGTGCGTCGACAGGCTGGGGGTGTGCTAGGTTGAACCGTTATAGCACCCTCAAAACAAAAAGAAAAGGCCCCCGAAGGGGCCCGGCGCTGCTGTGCAGTGCTTTTCAGGTCGAACCGGGTGATCCGTAGATGGCCAAACTGTCAGAGGCTCCGAACGAATACCGCTCACGTGCTTTGTAACGCACGTTCCCCGTGTCGAAATCTCCCTCGAGAGAAGTTTTCATCGGCGCCCGCACGAACATTTTCAGGCCGTTGGGCACGTCAGTGGTCAGGAACCACTGATTGGTGTCGGTCAGCCAGTGATTGATCGTGTAGCCCTCGGGGATGGACCCGTTGGACTTGAGCGCGTTGATGTCGTTGTCGGCCGTGCCAACCCGCTGCGTGGTCTCGAGCAGGCGGGTGGCCACGAAGGTCAGCGCCGGCGGGAGGATCAGCTTGCGGGGTTTGGCCGCCAGCAGCAGGCCGCGCTCGTCCGTCCAGGCCGCAATCGCGATGACCGCTGCTTCCAGCGAGGTCTCGTTCAGGTCGACGCCAGTGGTGGGGCGGTTGCTGTTGGTGGAGCCGTTGACCAGCGGGTGCGCGGTCGAGAGCAGCGGCACACCATCACCGTACACGTAAGAGGTGTTGGTGGCGTTGTTCAGAATCGCGGCGGCCTTGACCTGCTTGGTATAGGCCATGCCTCGAGCCAGCGCCTTGGTGTAGCGAGCCGAGAGCTTGTCGTAGAGGTTGTCCTCGACGGCTTCTTCGGTGATCGCAAAGCCCATCGCAACGGTCTCGTGCGTGTAGCGGGCGGTCCAGGCTTCCTGCGCGTTGTCGTACGAGATCGAGCTGCCCTCGGATTTGACCGGCGCTGCGCCGAAGCCGGCCAGCTTGGTCTCTTCTTCGAACGATCGATCGGAGCTTTCGATCTCGTAGATCTCCTTGTGCTCTTCGCCGTATCGCTTGTATTCCAGGCCGAAGAGGGCGTTCAGCCCGGGGAGCAGTTCCTTGAGCAGCTGTGCGCGTGAGATTGCCATGATTCGTTCTCCTCAGATGCCGAGCGAGTTGGTGTAGCTGTGGACACCGACGTTCAGCTTGACGATGAACTCGGGGTACGTGTCCGACTCAGTGCCCGCCACAACATCGACGATTCGCACCGCGTAGGTGGCCGTGGCCACCAGACCGGCGCCGTTGGAGCCGACCAGCAGGTTCATGCCGGAGTTGCCCGTGGTGGTGCTGCCGGCCGTACCGAACCCCAGCTGCGCGTTCTTGCCGATCGCGCCGGCCCATCCCGAGCCGCTGGTGCCGCTGTTGAAGGTGCCCAGAGCTGCGGAGCCCTGGATCTGGAACAGCGTGTTGGGGTCGTCCACCACCTGAAGCCAGATATTGCGGTAGCCGGCGGTGTACGCGCCAGCGGGCAGGAACTGCGCCCACATCGGCTGCCCCACCGGTGCCGGCAGCACGTAACGCGCGCCAACACACACGCCGACGATGCCTGCGGTGGCATCAGCGGACGTTGCCGGGATTTTGACCGCCACCGGAGTGGCCGAGACCGCGGCCGGCAGGCCTGCGGTGGTCAGAGCGACGAGGTCGCCGTTGAAGATCGCAGCCGACACGTTGGTCGCTGCCACGAATTCGCGCATTGCCCCGGCGAAATACTGCCCGCCGATCATCTTGACCGGACGAAGGCCGTAGGGGGAAGCAACTGATGCCATTTGATACTCCCTGTGTTAGGAACCGCGTCCGAACGAGACCTGCGAGTGCTTGTCCTTGAACAGGGGCATCCGGGGGTCGTTCTCGCGCATGAAGTTGTTGTCCACCGACTCGGCCTGGGCCGCAGCCTGCTGCTCGTAGTACGCGCGCCGGGCTTCGGCGACTTCCGTGGCCATCTTGCAGAGGATCAAACCTCCGATTTCGACGTTGCCACTGCCGCCGACCTGCAGCTCGGGGTGGTCTTCGGCCTTCACAGGCGTCCAACCTTCACGAAACCGCTGCGAGACGTTGGCCTGCACCGATTGGCCCAGCACGTGGGTGGCGATCCAGCGATAGGTGTAGCCCGGCTCCGGGGTCGGATCGGGCAGCGTGCTCGGCGGCGTGTACACCACTCGGGCAGTCTTCTCGCGGGTCACGTTTTCACGGGGTGTGCGGTTCTCGGCCATCAGCGTTCATCCTGCTGTTGTTTCGCCACTGCGGCGGCGTACTGTTGTGGGGTGAGATTCAGGCGTTTTGCCAGCGCCAACGCGGTGGGCGTCAGCTGGATCTTGCGCGTGGCCGTGGTGCGTGCGCCGGAGGCGACGACAGTCGCTGTGCGCTGGGCAGAAGGCTTCGGTTTGGCCTGCCCGAAGAAATCCGGGAAGGTTTTGTGCATGCGAGCATCGATTTGCTCGAAATACTCATCGGATCCGACGACGATCCCGTCATCCGCCAGTTCGTTGTGAACGCCCAGCGAGAACAGCGTCATTGCCTTGTGCTGCGGTGCCCCCCACCACTGGTTTCGTGCCTGCCAGCGCAGAGTTTTGTCATCGATGGGGGCTTGCTCAGGCTCTTGTTGCGGTTGTACCACCTGTTGCTGCGGCTGTACAGGGGGTGGGCGGAAGCTTTTTGCGCTGTTCCACGCGTTTTTCGCGTCATTCAGCTCTTCCTGGGCGGCCACGATCGCGTCGGTGTCAAAGGCCTCGTGGGCATCTTTGAGCTTCTTGCGGGCGTTTTCCAGCCGCAGCTCGGCGTTCGAGCCGGCCGTTTCGGCGTACACCCGGGCGCCGGCGTTGTACTGCTCGCGCAGTTGGCGGTTCTCTTCGGCCAGGGCGCGCGCGATGCGCTCAGCTTCATGCTTCTCGCGCAGGGTTTGTTCTTTGGCCCGGCGCTCGTCGTGACGCGCGTGCGTCAGGTCGTTGATTCGCTTGCGCACCCCTTCGGAGTAGGCGCCCAGCTCCTCGTCGGTCGGCTCCTCGACGGGCTTTTCCAGCGGTTTGCGGTTGCGGTCGGGCTCCGGAACGTCGTCGACAATCTCAATTTCGACGTCCTGATCGTCCGCCAGGGGGTTGGACTCGTTGTCTTCGGCCTGCAGGCCGGTGTTTTCTGTCGGATCACTCATTCCAGCCGCTCCCAATCTTCTGCCAGCATGTCAGTCTGCGAAGCCAGCCAGGGGACCACCATCCCGTCGGCCGTTTTCATGTCGATGTGCGCGTGATAGCGCACAGTCGTGCCCTCGGGGTAGATCCCGAGCAGGGGCGGGCGGCTGACCTGAAAAACGCTGCCCGGCACGAGGAAAATGAACATGCCTTTGCCGTTCCAACCGGCGCGAGCGACCCTTTTTCCCGCCTTCAGGGCGAGGAGCGCGGTGCTGAAGTCCATGGTCTGCTCCTTCAAACGCGCGTGACGCCGCGTGGGTCTTCGACAACTGCTTCGACCATGTCGTCGTTCAGGACGCGCATTTCACGGCCGTAGATCTTGAAACGCGTGCCGGAATAGGTCCTAACCAGCACGAAATCGCCCTCTTTGCACCAGGGGCCGCCGGGAAAGCGCTCGGCGTCCTTGTAGGCCGTGGGCCCGACCTTGAGCACGAACAACACCGTGGTGCCGTGCTCTTCTGCCCGAATCGACGTCTCGGGGCGCACCAACGAGCTGCCGTCGAACTGCTTGGCCACCTCGGGCACCGCGCACAACAGCTTGTGGCCGACAGGATCGGGCAGCGAAGTTGCTTTTTGCTCGTCAGTCGCATCCGGCACCGGCGAATCAGCCGGCTGGATGGTGGGCGCTACGGGCGCCATTTGCGCCGCGTAGTCTTCTGCGGTCGCCCACCGCGGCGGGTTGGCCAACAGGGCTTCGTTGTCAGTTGTCATTTGCTTTTTCCACTCTTTCAAGCAGGAGCTGGAGCCTGTTCTCGGCCAGCGTGAGCCCCCGAAGCACGCCGACGGCATACCGGTATTCGTCGAAAGTGGCACATTTGCCCGCCAGGATGCGTTCGCTGTGGCTCTCGACGTCTGTTCTCATCTCTGCGCGCAGCGCGGCTGCGAATTGCTCGATCATTGTTTACCTCCCTGCACCGCGCGGTGCGCGTACGGCGCAGCCAGAAGGCCGCCCGGCCCGTACAGTTCCTCGAAATCGCTGTCCCACGGCACGAATACTCTCGTCGGATCGTGCATCGCCCACTTGCAGCTGCAGCGAGTGCATCCAACCTTTCGCGCCCGGTCGTTTAGTACCCGTTCGACGACGTACCGGTGGCCGAGCACAGCACACAGCAGGCGTTCAAACATCGTCGTTATCCTCGAATGCGGACCGATAGACCTCTTGCTTGACGATCTCCAGAATGCCGAGCACTTCGGCCACGCTGGCGCGATTCACGTACTTGTAGAGCACGTCGCGCACTTCTTCGGCCATTTCATTAAGGTGGGCGCGCTTGAATGGACCGTGCACAACTTTGTCCGTCACGATTTGCCCCCGCGGGGTTTAGGTGGGGTGGGTTTGTCCAGCTTCTGCTGGTCCAGCCGATCGCGGGCCTTGTCCCGGGCGATCTGCGCGCCGATGCGCGTGCCCTCGGCCATCTGGTTTGCGGCCAGCGTGGTGCGGCTCTTCTCCACGTCCACGCCGAGCTTCGCCCCCTGGATCTCCTTGTCGCTCTCCATCTTGTCGCGCGCGAGCTGCAGCTTGTCGACCTTGTCTGCTGCGTCGATGGTCGCTTTCTTTTCGGCAATCTCGGCGAGCTTGGCCTTGATCTGGACCTCCTGGGCCTTCAGCGCCAGCTCCTGCTGCTGCATCTGGAGCACCGGGTCCTTGGCCTGCTGCGCGGCCTGCTCGGCGGCAGCCTTTTGCTGGCTCTGCATGAGCACTTGCTGGGCGGCCTGGGCCATCATCCCGGAGAGCGCCACCTCGAGCTCTGGCGAGAGCTTCTCGCCCTCGGCCGGCATGGGCATCCCGAGCTGCTGCTCGATCTTCTGACGATAGGCAAACCCAACATGCTCGGCGACGTGCGCCTGCATCGCGGCCATCAGCATCGGCGCCTGGGGGTTCTGCCCGAGCAGCTTCATGATGATCGGGTCCTGCATGGCCGACATGTGCACCTTGATGTGCGACTCGTGGTCCTGATGCAGGAACGCCTTGACCGGCTTGGCCTTCAACACCGCCATGTTCTCGCTCACAGGGTCCACCGGGCGCAGATCGTCGGGCAGCGCCACCAGCTTGTCGGCGTTCTTGATCCCCAACACGTCGAGCATGCCGCGGTGCAGCTGTGGCAGGTCGTAGATCTGGGGCGCCATCTGAGCCAGCTGGATCACGGCTTGGTACTGCACCACGCGCTGCGCCATGGTGGAGGCATTGGGGTCGCTAACGGGTACCACGTCGACCATGGCGTAGTCTTCGCGCCGCGCCGGCGGGCTGCCGGTCTCGGGCTGGTAGTCGTACTCGGGGTCGTCGGAGATGTTCTCGACCACCAGCTGCTTGATGAGCTTCAACTCCTGGGTGAGCGAGTTGTGCGTGCGGCCCTGCACCGCGGTCAGCACCTTCAGCTGGCGCTCAATCAGGGCGAGCACCGTGCCCACCGGCGCCTGGGCGCTCATGTCGGAGACCTGCATGTCGGCCGTGGAGGCGAACCGGCGGCCTTCCTCGATGATCATCTGCAGCAGGTTGAATAGCGTCGCGCTGGGCTCCTTGTACGGCAGGGGCAGGATGTTGTCCTTGATCGTGCCGCTGCCCACGTCGACGTCGCGGAACTCGCCCGGCTCGATCGGCGTGTCGTCGCCCTTGATGCGCAGCCCCCGGGATTTGAGGCCGCCCGGCAGGTTGGAGAGCGTGCCGGCGTCCATCAGCTGGCGCATCGTGCCCGTGGC